AGGCTGATGTAGCTGCCGATGTAGCACTGCCTAAAATAGAATCTGTATAGGCTTTAGTTGCTGCGTCTTGTGCGGCAGTAGGATCACCCATTCCTGTAATCTTGTTAGTACCCATTGCAATAGCACCGGACATCGTACCACCCGCGAGTGGGAGTCCTGTGGTGTCTGCTGCATCAACGTAGGCTTTGGTAGCTACGTCTTGCGCGAGAGTAGGGTCAGCAACACTAACAATCTTGTTAGCACCTAACGACAGTTCACCTGTCATTGTTCCACCCGCAAGAGGTAGCTTGGCAGCAATGCTATTGGTTACTGTTGTGTGGAAAGCTGCGTCATCATCTAATGCGGCAGCTAATTCATTTAGAGTGTCTAGGGCAGCAGGTGCGCCATCAACTAAGGCAGTGATTAGACCATCTGCATAGGCTTTTGTTACAGCGTCTGTCGCAGCGGTAGGCGTACCTATGTCAGTAAGTCGTGCTGCGTTAAAGTCTACAGTGCCTGTAAGAGCTAAATTATTAAGTGTAGTTGTTCCAGAAGTTGCTGTGACATTACCTGTTAGATCGCCTGTAACATTGCCAGTTACGTTGCCAGTGACGTTACCTGTCAGGTTACCAGTGACATCGCCTGTTAGACCGCCTACAAAGCCCGTGGTGGCCGTTACTGTGCTACCCCTTACTGTTGATGGGGTAACTGCACCAATAGGCGTAGAGTTGATTGAGCCGCCTGTGACGACTGCGTTGCTAGAAGCGAATGTGCCATTGGCTGTAAGAGTACCTGATACAGTCGCAGTAGTGGTTGTAATGGTAGAGGGATTAGTGCCTAGCTCTACAATAGCAGTAGAAGCGTTCTCTGTGAATATACGCTTGTCAGTTACGTTGACCGCCAGTTCGCCTTGAACCAAGTCACTCGTAGTTGGTACAGCCGATGCGGTTGAGCTGTTCTTGGTTACTATGACTGTCATGTCTATGTCCTGTTAGTTACCATTTTTCTTTGTTAGCCCAGTAGGCTGCTGATGTTTTGCCTTTTGCTATGTTCTTAGCATGGCGAGCTTTAAAGGACTTACGCCTTGCCTTCTCTGCTGTTGTTGTTGGGTTTTTGCCTGCTCCTGAGACACCTTGTTGACCAAAACGAATGGTCTTAACTGTGTCGCCTTCTTTAGCCAATACAACGTGGCTCTTTGTAGGATGGTTAGGAGTACGTTTGGGCTTGTTATACCCACTCACACCTAATTTGGTCATTCTGGGGTCTTTTTTACTCATAAAGAAAAGGAGAGACAGCTCCGAAGAACTGCCTCCCCAACTCCTATCTAGGCATTTACGTTCATGATGAATGCAGAATCAGGACGGAGTGCTTTAACACCGTACAGCTGATCGGCAGTATACAAGTTGGCAAGCCACTCTTGCTTGTACTGCGTCTGCGAACGAACACCCATCTGCTCCGCTAACACGAACGTGTCTTTGTGGAGGAGCAATGCAGCTTTGATTTCGCCACCTGCTGAGTTGTCACCTGCTGCTTCAGAAACAGCGCAGTTGGTAGATACAAATACGTCAATGCCGTACAAGTTACCAATCTTGCCATTCTCTACAGGCTTTCCGCTAACAAAGTCAGAAGAAACATAGCGCTCAACACCCATGATTGCATTACGCAATGAAGGCGGTATTACAAAGCAACGGTTATCAAAAGGAACGTCTGCATCGTCCATCTTTTGAATTAAGTCACGGAAACAAATATCAGTAAAGACATCTGCTGTTGTAACTGTATCTTCAGCAAAAGCAGTAAGACCTGTAGTCGCATCACAATAGAACGAAGCTGTGTTGACGTAAGAGTCTGCGCCGTTACCTAAGTCTTTTGCAAGTGCGTGTAGATCAGTGTCTACTTGACGAGCAAGCGCATAACCCGCATCACCAGTGTAGAACTGACGCAAGCTAGACAAAGCCTGTACTTCAGTAATGTCTTCAATGAGACGTGAATACTCGAAGTGCTTGTCAATGAGTACAGGTACGTTGCCTTCAGTGTTGCCTTGGATACTAACGGCAGTGCCTGAAGTCTTAGCTACAGCTTCGCCACGAACAGGAGCAGGGATATTGATAGTATCGCCTTTCTTGCCTGTCATGCCCATCTTCTTAACTAGGTTAGCAAGTACGAGACTCTTCTCATACGCTGCACGTACCTCATCACTCCAAATCTCTGGAATAAATGTTGCTGCTTTGGTGTTATTTACAACACCGCCTTGTAGTGGATATACTGAATTAGTCATCTTATTTCTTCCTTAGTTATTTAATCATTTGACGCGCCCCTCTTGATAAGCCACCATTATCTCATCTGACATGGCTGAATATCTATCAGGGTCGTTTTTCATTAGTTTAATAATGTCTGCACGCCTAAAGATTTTCTTACTATTTGTCTGCGTTCCTGAAGCTCCTCCGGTAGATGCACTCTTAACGGTAGCATTTCTACTAGACTTTTCAGCATTTACAGTTTGACCAATCAATGCTTTACGATCTTTCCACAAACTGAATATCTCGTCAGCTGCTTCATAATCAAAGTTTCGATCAGCTTGTTGCAACAGTTTAGTTCTAAACGAACTTTCACCAACCCAACTAACAAAAGCAGAGTCTTGCAACACTTCAGCCATGTCAGGGTGTTTATCCTTTAACATAGCTTGTGCGCTTGACTTCTTCATATCCGTAGAAGTTCTTTGAGCTTCTCGGACAGCAGGGTGATTGTCTATTGCTTTCTGTATTGCCTTTTCAGGATCAGAAAAGTAATCAATCTCTTCGTCTACAGGTTCTTCTTTACTTGAGGATTGTGACATTACAAACTCATCAACAACCTTGCGTAGCTCACCTACCTCACCACTCTGACGACCAAGCATACGCTCAGCCTCTTGGTGCATTTGTACAAGCTCAGCAGCACTCTTGTTGCGATACTTGTCCGGTACGTTGTCTTCTTCACTAGGTTGCTCTTCCGAGGCTAGTGCGTCTAACTGTTCTACGTTGTCGTCTTCTTGTCGTCCTNTTTCTTCATCTATCAGTGTAGCCATTATTAAAACTCCGTGATTAAATCATTATGGAGATTGATGGACTTGTGAGGCTCTTACGAGTTGTCCTCACGTCTTTCGCGTCTAATCTGATCTTCTCTATTCTTTGCCCACTTCATAGTAGACCCCGGAAAATGTCCTGATATAGGGTCTAGTGTGCATTGAACAGCGGAAATCATCTTAGTCGCTGTTTGATCGCAGGTAGAACACTCTGTTTCCCTTACCTCTTCGTCAATAAAGCGCTCAGTGACGTGTTGGTCTGGGCAGAGAAATTCATAGATACGCCTAGTCATCCTGCGCTTCCTCTTTAAGGACATCTAAAGTTGAATCTACCGTATGTGGCAAGTTCAGTATTAGATTTGCTATGTTCAGCTGTCCCTTCTTATAATAAAGGTCTTCAATGCTACTAACGGCATCTATGCCCTCTATTGCGTCTGTAAGAATGCTAATTTCTTTGTGTACATTCTTCCAACCGTCTGTAAGCAGCATATCTTGTATCTGCTCATAATGTAGTACATCTGCCTGATTCATATTGTTTTCCCTCGTTAGGACAATAATGCTTGACTTCACACGGCGTATGTGATATAGCGCCGGACTATACCATAAAGTAGGTCAAATGTCAAGTCTTTTTTGAGCTTTCTTTCTTAGCAGGTTTAGCCGCTGCCAGAGCCTCTTCAAGAGCTGCTATACGCTTTTCCATACGGCTATAGGCTGCATTTACTTGCTCTACTACACTCTCTAGCTCTTTATTGCTGACCACGTTGGTTCTCCTTGGCTACCTCTAGCCCTAGTTTCTTCTCATCAAGCGCCAAACTTGCTAGTTTCATACGCTTTTCAAAGTCTTTATCGTCTTCAGTTGCTGACACACTAGAGGCTACAGCTTTGATACGGTCTGTCTCAAGCTCTACAGGGATGCCACGAGCTTCTAGTGCTATCTTTTGCGCTCTAGCGTTAGATTCGTTAGCTTGTGCTGACAGAGCGGCTGTCTGGCTGTTCTTAAAGGCTCTATCTTCTTCTGCCATAGCCTGTTGCATCTGCTGCTGCTCTGGATTAGGCTGTTGAGCCTGTACCATAGTCTCTATCAGGTCTTCACGGTTAGTTATGTTCATGTTATCAATAATAGATTGCAGGATAACAGGATACACAGGGCTATCTTGCGGCATAGTCTGTAGCAACTGTACTAACTGNGCTACTTCGTACTCACGCGCAACAATACCTAGCGTACTGGTNGCTATAAACTTGTAATCATTGACAGGGAACAGCTCAGGCTCGAACTGCATATAACGCCAAGCAGCTTTTTCAACGAAAGGCATCAANAATGACTCTTGNAAGTTAACTAATGTGCGCTTTTGACGCTTAATTACNCCTCCAAGACTCATAGAGCTNCCTGCTGACGTTGTACCNCCNCCNTTCATAGCTTGTTGAGCTGTGTCTACACTGCCTGTAGCAGCTTGCACCATGCGCTGTAGCGAGTCTGCCTGTGCAAACGTAATCTGACTAACTTGTCCGAAGTTAAACGGATGCAATACTTCAGCAGGGTTACCGTTTGTTAGTATCAGTTTACCTGCTTTAACCTCTGGTTTAGTACCACGAGGCATTCTAGTAGCGTCCATAGCAAGCATAGGGTGTACAGTGAGGGCTAAAGCGTCAATACGAGCGCGTAGCTCAGCATCTAACGCCTTTTGGCTGTTAAAGCCTTTCTCACACACGCCCATACCCCAGAAACGATTAGGTACAACGTCCCAAGGGAATGCTACAACAGGACGGTCTTCCATCATGTACGGAGACGCTTCTGCCTTTAGCAGCTTACCGCCGTTAGCAATAACAACAATAGCTTCTACATAGTAGCTGTCACGACCTTCGTCATCTTCGTCACTGTCAAAGTTAACCATTTCATCTTCAGGATCAAAGGCATTCTCTAGCAACTGACGTGGTACTAATCCGTAGTACTTAGTTAACCTAACTTTGTCTTCTGGCTGCTGCCACAACTCTTCGTCAGGCTCTATATCAAGGTCAGGCGCTGCACGACCAATGTGACACTCCTTGTAAACACCTTCTTCTTGCAGCTGCTCTACCATGTGCGTAGAGACAAACTCGTCAATAGCCACACCTACAGCAGACTCAATGTCTGTTGCTACAGGGTCTATAAGGAAGTTCTGTGGCTGTACAGGACGCAGTTTAACCACAGTGCGGTCACGGACGTTAACGCCTACAGCTGTCATAGCGCCGTCCATTACTGGCTCTGTTGCCGGAACCATCTCTTTTTTCTTTTCTAGTACAATCTCGCCAATGCCTGTTCCGTAGACAGCAGCGTTAATTAGACACTCACCTACAGCTTTTCTAATCTTGTTCTTAGAGAACTCTTTTGATAAGGCTTCACGCAGGAAACGAACGTCACCACGCTCTGTATCGCCCATGTCATCTTCTATGTCAAAGAACTTACCACGACCAAACGTAGCTTCTTCAATATCAGCGACGTTGTTCTCAACAGCTTGTAGTAGAGCAGGTGCTACAATCTTGCTACGCTCACTCTCACGAGTCTTGTCTTCATCTGACCAAATGCCACGCCACAGACGATAGTATTCATTGAACTTAACGTCATAGTTACTTTCGTAATAATCACGCCAATCATTAACCTTGTACATAACCCAATCTTCTAGGCTCTCATCAAGCAGATTGTCAGTATCTTCGTTATAGTCGTACATATTAATATCCTGTGTAAGAGTCTAGAGATTCTGCGTAGTCTTCTATTTGGTAGCCCCAATCGTAAGCTACGTTAGCCAGTTGATCTATATAAGCAAGTGAGTCAATAGTGTCATCGTGTACTAAGTGGTTAGGGAACTGAAACAACTCGTCCATGAACTGTATATTCCAATCACCTTTGTTAAGCGTAATGTGACCGTTCTCAAAGCGTCCCTGCAATGCCCACATTATCCTGTCAGTCTTCTTCTTGTTACCGTGACTCAGCTCCTCAACTCTAAAGTATTTGTTGTAGCGTCTCATTAAGTCCGTTATAGGCGACATTACAGCCTGCCTACTAATGCCTTTCTCAATACCAACTGCTATAGGATAGTTTTCTTTAACAGCGTCAAAGATGCGTTCAGCAGTCTCGTCAAGAGTCCACCTACCTATTATTATTTCTTTAACCCACCATCCGTGTTCACTAACTTTAACTACTGCTATAGAGCTGTTGTCTAGCCTCTTGTTACTCTTTTTCCTACCTCTTCAAAGCCTGCTAAGTCACAAGCTATGTAGTAGTCGCCTCCGTCAGGCTCGTCTTCATCAAACTGAACCCAATCTTCTTTAAACATCTCAGAGCCACGAGCTTCAAAAGAAGCCATAAACTCTTGCCTAAAGGCGTAGCTAGATAGTGTACGTTTAGCACTGTCTATCTCTGTAGGGTCTATAAGAGGGTTGTCGTAGCTTGTAAAGTGCCACGCATTGTAGTCCTCTAACCTACCTGCTGCTGCTTCTGAATACAGATCGTAGAAGTGGTTACGACCCATTGGCGTACCAATAAACAACGCCTCACCTTTTAAGTCAGCCAATGCAGGACGTAGAATCAATCCCACACTTCTGGTTTAAAGTCAGCAAACTCATCTAGCACAACGTAGCTTAGACTAACACCACGCATTGTTTCTGGTCTGTCTGAACCCTTTAACGAGATGGTAGCGCCATTAATGAGTTTTAGCGTTAGATTGTTAACGTGGCTGTGAGCTATAACACCCTGCCCCAACTCTAACAGCATATCCCAGATAACGTCTCTAGCTTGTCCTTGCGTAGGCGCAACGTAAAAGACTTTACCGTTCTTAGACGATAAAGCCCTAACAAGCAGTAATGACGCAGCTAATCTGGTCTTACCAGTTCGTCTACCTGCTGCCACAACCTTAAAGCGAGACTTGTCTGTCCACACCGTCTGTTGCCACGGAAGCAGGTTTATCTGTAGGTCTTGCGTAGCAGACATCTAATATGTCCACACTACTTGCGGCAACGACCTTGTATCAACGTGTATAAAACCTTTAGCAACACCAATACCGTTAAAACCTAACTCTATGGCATTGCGTATAATCGTTGCTCTTTCAACACCGTTGCTTACTGCAATGTCAGCAGCTATACCTGTTGTATGTACACCACCTTTACTCTTACGAGCTTCAGCAGGGTGTGTAACGTCTCTATAGCCGCTAGTTATGGTAAACGGAAAAGCACAAGCCTCACGTAGCTCGTCTAACCTATGTATAAACTCAGGCTCTATCTTGTTCTCGCCAGTGTGCTTACAGGCAAACTCGTCTAACGTAAAGTATTTAAACGTCATCTTCTACTTCTCCGTCAATAGTCTCGCCAATCGTTATTGGGTTATCTGAATCTATGCCGTTGATAGTGATGCTTACAGCAGCTCTACCGTTACTTAGCTTATCCTTCTCAAAATAGGACAATGGCATAATTCTATCAACAATTAACTTCCAAGCAGCAGATTGATTCTTGTGGTCATCGTCTAACGCAGCATTAAAGATTGAGTCCATTACTTCGCGACTCTTAGGACTAGCTAACATCCTAGCTTTGTACTCTTCAATCGCTGAAGCGTCACCTTTGGGACGACCTACTTTACCTCTATTACCTTTTTTTAACGCAGTAACTTTACTCTTCTTAGGTCTACCGCGCTTTGGCTTCTCAATATTGGCTACGTCAGTGTCTATATCACTCATTAAACAATATCCTTTAAATGCTTAGTCGCTTTATCAACTAAATAGATTAAAGAGATAACTGCTGCTGTAACCAAAATAATAATAATAAATGTCAACATATGTTTTGTCCTCATTAGGAACATAATAAAGAGTACAATAGGAGGTAACGGCAGTTGACTCTATAGAGTGTACTCGTAAACAGGGTTGTTTTATACCATACTTTTTAGCAAATGTCAAGCATTATTTACAGTAATGTCTATATAGATGACGGTGCGGATTTATCATTATTAACTAGTCTCCGCAGCCGCCGCTGTTTCCTCAATTAATACAGCAACATAGCACAGGGTTGACTATGGAGCCTTTCTTGCTATTTTATTAGTTAAATTGCACTATTTTGTGTCTAGGTGGCTACCATTATAATTAGCAGAGCAGCGATATGCACCCCCGCCTC